ACGATCTGGTGCTGTAGAATGAAGACTTTCGTTAGATATTACTGTGGAAACTGTAAGCAGATTAGTTCTAAGTTAAAAGATGGGTAACGAACTGGCTAAGAAAATAGGCAGACCGCCTAAAATAAACGATGACTGCGTAAACAAACTGGAGCAGGCTTTCGCTATCGGTGCGACAGACACCGAAGCTTGTTGTTTCGCGGGGATAAGTCGCCAAGCCTATTACGTTTACATTAAGAAGAACCCAGACTTTCTTGACAGAGTGAACCAGTTGAAGTCGAGGCTTCCGATGAAAGCCAAGACGGAGCTTGCGCGATTGATCCAGAACGGGAACGAGAAAGCTATTTTCTGGTACTTAGATCGGGCAAATAAGCGCAGCGAAAGTGAAGACGAAAATAAGCGTAGCGCGTTAGAGCTACAAGCTATACAAGCAGAAGAGCTAGATAGGTGCTTGAAGATTCGGAGCTACAACCCAGAGGAACTAGAGAGGGTGAACGAATATGCACTATGCGCTGCACAAGTTAAACAGATGCGAGCAAAGCTGGCAGAGGAGGGTGAGACTTTATATAGCGAAAAAACAGGAGGCGTTTATACGAACCCGTTGTACAACCAGCTTCAGAGCGTCCAGAACCGCATGGATAAGTTGAGGGACGCGCTTTATCCGATGTCGAAAGAAGTTAAACCCGTTCGGGATATAAGAGATGAGTTCGTCTGATTACACAACTGACTACGCGAAGGCTGTAGTGAGTGGGCAGCAGCCAGCTTGTCGCTTTGTTAAGTTAGCCTGCCAGAGACACCTCGACGATTTAGAGCGAGACTGGAACTACCACTTTGACGTAGAAGCAGCCAACAAGTTTTTTAGGTTCTGTAAATACCTAAAGCACTACAAAGGGGAGAAGCGTGGCGAAGTCTTCGATCTAGAGCCGTGGCAGATGTTTATCTATGGGTCTATTTACGGCTGGCTCGATAAATCGGGGAACTGGAGGTTTAAGACAGCATACATCGAAGTTCCGAGAAAGAACGGGAAAACGACGATGAGCGGAGCGGGAGCCTGTTACGACTCAGCTATTGCAGCTAAGAGCGGGTCAGAAGTCTACTGCGTAGCAACGAAGGAAGCGCAGGCGAAGCTACTGTTCAACGACTGCTTAGCATACGTTAATCAATCCGAAGAGCTGAAGGCGATTTACTCCTGCGTCCTTAACTCTCTATTCGTAAACGGAACTGCTAGGACTTCATTCATTAAGCCTCTGGGTTCTGACTCACATCGGTTGGATGGGCTTAACCCGCTCGCGGTATATGCCGACGAGCTTCACGCATGGACGAAGCGCAGCTTGTGGGATGTCATGGAGGATGCGTTCGGGGCGCGGAAGCAGTACCACATGATCGCGATTACTACAGCGGGATACGACCGACACGGGATCTGCTGGGAAGAGCGTAACCACTTAGTGCGAATACTCGAAGGGCAAATTGAAGCAGACAATAAGTTCGGGATCATCTACACGGTAGACGAAGACAGGCAGAGCGACTGGGACGATCCAGAAGTGTGGGCTATGGCTAATCCGAACCTCGGAGTCGGAAAAGAGTTAGAGTATATGAAGCAACAGGTGGAGAAGGTTAAACAAGTCCCTTCTAAGCTAAACACGTTCCTCAATAAGCAGCTAAACATCTGGACAGACGTAGAGCAGGCTTGGATCGCTACTGACGACTGGAATAGTTGTGCTTCGCAGATGACCGAGCGAGACTTGCTGGGTAAATACTGCTACGGCGGGATGGACTTAGCTAGAGTCAACGACCTCTCTGCTTGTGCGTATTACTTCCCAGCGCAGGAGGGGCTAGAGAATAACACTGTGCTAGTAGACTTCTTTATCCCGAACGCTAACCTGCGGGAGCGGATCGACCGAGACAGAGTCCCTTACGACCTCTGGTCGGAGTCAGACGCCCTAACATTAACCGAAGGCAATACGACCGACTGGGACTTCATTAAACACTCAATAATGAAGCGCAACGGACAGTTCGACATTCGGGAGTTCGGGTACGACAGGCACTTCGCTGGCGAACTTGTCTCTTCACTGGAGAAAGACGGGCGAGAGATGAAGGGGTTCGGGATGGGGTTCTTGTCGATGGCAAGCCCCACAGCAGAGTTTGAGAGGCAAGTCGTGGGCAGAGAGATACGGCACTTAAACAGCCCGATACTGAACTGGAACGTAGCGAACACTATAGTAGTCGCAGACCCAGCAGGGAACCTAAAGCCAGACAAGGCGAGGTCTATAGATCGCATCGACGGGACTGTAGCGGTACTTATCGCGCTAGGGATGCACTTAAATCAGAAGGCAGATAAAAAGCCAAAACCATACAAGGATCGAGGGCTACGGATGCTATGAGCGACAACATTCTAATCGGGCGCAAGGAGATTGCCAGCTACGCTCAGTGTAGCGTCTGGACGGTTACAGCGATGATAAAAGCGGGGCTAGTATGCTCTGGCGGTAAGATAAAGGGCAAGCCACCTGTCGCTAAAACTACAGACGTAGACAACTTCTTTAGAGATAACACTGACTTCACAGCGAGAAGCTACTACAACCTAAAAAGGGAAAAATAAATGGCTAAGAAAATCGAACAACTAAACACAGACGATCTAATACCTTACGCTAGCAATAGTCGCACACACAGCGAAATCCAAGTGTCGCAGATTGCAGCTAGCATAACCGAGTTCGGGTTTAATAACCCTATACTTTTGAGTGATGACAATGTTGTTGTCGCGGGTCACGGGCGTCTGGAAGCAGCCAAGAAGTTAAAGTTAGATACTGTCCCTTGCATTCGGCTGTCACACCTTTCTGACGCACAGCGTAGAGCTTATGTCATCGCAGACAATAAAATCGCACTAAACTCTGGCTGGGACGAAGACGCACTAAAGGTAGAGCTTGAGCGATTGAACGAGGAGGACTTCGACATCGACCTGCTTGGCTTCGACGACGATGAAATATCCGCTCTTCTCGCGGAAGACGAAAGCACCGAGGGTCTGACCAACGAGGACGCTGTGCCAGAGGTTGAAGAGGAGGCGGTCACAGTGGAGGGCGATGTCTGGCTACTAGGGAACCATCGGTTAATGTGCGGTGACAGCACCAGTATTGATGCAGTCGAGCGTCTAATGGATGGGGAAGGGGCAGACCTTCTGCACACAGATCCACCTTATAATGTTGACTACTCAAACGCAGACAGACCCAAGGCTAGTAAAACCGATTTAGGTCGAATAAAAAATGACACCATGGGGGATTCGGAGTTCTACCAGTTTCTTTATAGCGCATTGTCTTGTGCTTATTCGGTCTGTAAAGATGGGTCAACCGCCTATGTTTGGCATGCATCAAGTGAACAGGTAAATTTCACAAACGCTCTAGTTAATGCAGGGTTTAATTACACACAGCAAATCATCTGGAAGAAGCCTATGCTTCTAGGAAGGGGTCGTTATCAATGGGCGCATGAACCTTGCTTAATGGGCGTTAAGGGTTCGCCATTCTTTACTGATGATAGAACGAAAACCACAGTCTGGGACTTTGGTGGTTACGATAAGAGTAAGAATGTGCATCCAACGCAAAAGCCATTCTTTATTCCAGAAGAAGCTGTTAGTAACTCCACCAAACAGGGATCTAATGTTTTAGATTTATTTGGTGGGTCTGGGTCAACACTCTTAGCGTGTGAAAAATTAAACCGAAAATCTTATGTCATGGAACTCGACCCTAAGTACTGCGATGTCATCATCAAACGCTGGCAGGACTTCACAGGTCAAGAGGCAACCAACGAGACAACAGGGAAGACCTTCGCTAAAACAAAGTCCAAGATGGAGGGCAAATAATTGAGGCGGTAAAACTTTCTTTATCTTTTTCGCAAATAAAGTTGACATAGGGGAACGGGTATGTACTTTGTTGTGTATCGAAGGCGCGATGCCGACGAATTAAACCACAAAACACATACCAACATGAGAGACATCACTATCAAATCCACCTACTCCACACTTGAAGCAGCCATTGAAGCAGCAGGAGGTCTGAATCGCGATTACAACCCTAGAATTTTCGACAAGAGAGTTGCTCGCACAAAAAAGGACGCAAGCAAGCAAACATTCTACGTCATCAATCAATGCGGTCGCGACATTGTCCTTTATCACTACGATTGCGACATTCGCCTCATAAATGAATTTTCGCCGTTTAGCGG